ACACCATTATGTGAAATAATGGGTAGAAATAAAAGTGATAAAGGAGCTTCAAATATAATGACTTCGTGGCATAATTATACAACATTTTATTATAGTATATTTAAAAATTTAAAAAATGAAAAATTAAGAATATTTGAATTGGGATTAGGAACTAATAATGTTAGTATTCCATCTAACATGGGTTCTAATGGAAGACCAGGAGCATCTCTATATGGATGGGCGGAATTCTTTACAAATTCATTTATAGCTGGAGCTGATATTGATAATAATATTTTATTTAATACAGAAAAAATAAAAACATTTTATTGTGACCAAACAAATCCAGATGTAATAAAAAAAATGTGGAATAATAATAATGATTTAAGTGAAGATTTTGATATTATTGTTGAAGATGGATTACATACTTTTAAAGCAAATGTATGTTTTTTTGAAAATAGTATACATAAATTAAAACCAAATGGTTATTATATTATAGAAGATATAGTAAATAATGAAATACCATTATTTAATAATAAAATAGATAAATGGAGAAAACTGTATACACATTTAAACTTTACATTATTAAAAATAAAATCAATCAAAAACTCTCTTGATAATAATTTAATAGTAATACATTATACCAATTAACTAATATCTTTTATTAAATTTAAAAATATATTTTAAATAATATAAAACCATATATTTTATTAAAAATATTAATTTTATATATAAGATATATAATAAATGAATTTTAATATAAATATAGTATCTGGTGAAAAATTACAAGAAATTGCAAATGTTTATTTAGGTATAGATAATGATTTTATAAATAATCCATATATTAATAATCAAACTAATAAACATAAAAATATGTTAGAAATAAATACTTATTATAATAATCCAAAAATAGTATTTTGTTATGGTCATAGAATTACAATTTTAGCTGAAAAAATAAAATACTTTACAAATGAATTTATATTAATTACACATAATAGTGATAAAAATATATTAGATAATAACATATATATAAAAACTATTTATAATTACAATAAATTAGTAAAATGGTATTCTCAAAATTTATGTTTTGATCATAATAAGTTATTTTTTCTACCAATAGGTATAGCCAACAATCAGTGGGAACATGGTTATAAATTTACAAATTTTTATAACACTTTATCTAATAAAACACAACTAAATAAAAAATTAAAAAGTATATATTTTTTCTTTGCAATAAATACAAATAAAGAAAAAAGAATAAACTGTTATAATTCAGTTATTAAAAAAATAACATTTTTAAATAAAATTAGTCCATATGAAAATTTTAAAAGATTAAGTGAATATGAATTTTGTATATGTCCAGAAGGAAATGGTGTAGATACACATCGCTTTTGGGAAGCATTATATTTAAAATGTGTACCTATTGTACTAAATTCAGATTTTATAAATATAATAAAAAAAAATACAAATTTACCATTAATAATATTAAATTCTTGGGATGAATTAGATATTAATAATTTGAAAGAGTATAATACATTTGATTTTACAAATAGTAATACATATTTAACTATGGATTATTATTTAGACACTATTAAATTATAGATTTATCAGAGTTAATAGTAAAAGAAATATCAGACACATTATTAATATTATAACCAACTTTTTGTAAAGTATTTAGAAAAAATGTATTAATTTTTTCTTCTTTACAATAAGGATCATTGTCAGTACTATCATAAATCTCATTAATTAAAAAAGGATGTATTAATTTTAAATCATTATTTGATATAATTAATAATTTCATATTATTAATATTGATATTAATATTTTTAATAGCATTTTGAAAGTCATCTATATCTTTATTATTAATTTCATTATCATAGTCAAATCTTACAAATAATATGTTATTATTATTTTTTATACATTCTAATAATCTATCACGTCTTCTTTTATATATAGGTATAAATTCATCAAGTGTATAATGACCTGAAAATATATTATTATCTTCAATATATATATGATTATTAAATACTTTAATAATATCATGGTCATTATTATTTATTATTTTTAATAATACATTTGTTATATTATGTATATTTTTTGTAATAAACCATTCAAATAAAGTAGTATATTTTTTCAATTTACAATTTTGTAATAAAAAAGTAATATTACAAGAATTACCAAGTGGTATAATTATATCAAAATTACTCATTGCAATTAATAATTTTTATTCTTTTATTATATATAGATAATTTATTTACACATTTGATTCCAAAAATTAGTCATTTTTACTATTTTACTAGAATAATTACCTGGACCTCCAGGAAAATGGTATATTATTTTATCTTTACTTATATTTTTTGGATTATTTTCAAGATAAGATTTCATCATTTGATTATCATATTTATTTTCTATAAATGAATTATATACAACAAAAGGTTGATCTAAACAGGTAGGAATAGGATTATTATTTATATAAATATAGTTTTGAATATGAGATTGAATATTTTTAAATAATGCTTTCATTTCTCTACTATTCTTAAAATAAAAAACACCAGCTGAAAATGCTGAAGTATCTTTATTATAATTAGTATTAGTATTAAAATTAAAAAACTGCCCTCCCCAAAACTCATGTCCAATATATTCTTCCTCTAAAGCATATAATTTATCTTGAGCTATTTCTAGATTAAATAATATATTAATATCACTATTAATTAATACATCAGTATCTAAATATAATATTTTATCATACATATCAATATTTTCATATTGGAATATATTTATTTTACAGCATGAAGCATCCATTAATGTATTTAAATTTAAAATATAATAGTATAATGGTAAATTAAAGTGTGATAATTTATCTTGTATTAATGGTTGGAAACTTGGAGACGTTATAATAAGTATATTAGTAGTTTCTTTATTTATATTTGATTTTACTGATATAGATTTTATCAATAAATTCAATAAATTAATATAATCTTTATTATAAAATACACACATGTAAATTAAATTCATAATGATTTATAATTTTTTAAAATTTAAAAAATAGCTTTATATATATATATATAAATATAAATATTTTATAAATTACGTAATAATTAAATATAATTAAATAAAATGAGTATAAAAAAATGGGTATTAGTATTTATTTCAAATGAACCATATATTAATAAAGCATTTGATAGTATAACATTAGCACGCACAAATGGTAATTGGAAAGATGATATAGTTCTTTTAGTATCAACTACTTTATATAATGATAAAACTATTAAAACTAAAAGTAATGATTTAAATATTATATTAAGAGAGGTACCTAATCGTAATTTTGATAGTATTTTAAATGTGTGGCGAAAACATCCTACCCATTCAGAATATAATTACGTTTTGCAAAGAGGTTTTATGTTTAATAAATTTTGTGTATTTGATATATACTTTAAACAATGGGATATTGTATTTTATTTAGACGCGGGAATCCAAATACAAGGCTCATTAGATAGAATGAAAAAAACATGTGAGCCAAATAAATTTTTATACGGGCACTCAGATTCATATCCAAATTATCTATGGAAACTTAAAATACAATTTGATTTAGAATTATTTGAAAATAAAGAAAATAAAAAAGAATTTATAGATACATATAGTTCTTTTTTTGAGAAAGATTATTTTCAAGGAACAATGTGTATTTATGATACAAGTATTTTAGAAGATAATACAGTAGATAGATTATTTGAATTAAATGAAAAATATCCAATTGCAAAAAGAATGGATCAAGGTATATTAAATTTATATTTTAACTGTGAAAAAAAATTATGGAAACAAATACCAATTAAAGATAAAGAAGGATTTTTATATGATTATCATGAAAGAAATGATTATAAAAAAAATGATTATTTAATTCTTAAAATATCAAAAACAAATTAATTTATTATAGTATTGTATTGTAATTACTATAATAAATCTACAATCTTATCATTTATATCTTTATAATCTTTATAAGGTCTATAACAATGATAATCTGAATAATGACCTTTTTTTATCAAAGTTTTTATTTGTTCATTTAAATTAAAAGTTTTTCTATTTAATCTATTATAACCTGTATTTTTATCATTCAATATTATAAAATTATTTGTTTCTTTATTCCATTTCATTACATAATTATAAAAATCTATTTGGTCTGTTCCCCAACCTGATTTGCCATGACCATCAACATAATTTATATTTTTATAAACATCTATTAATCTTTGTGTTATATCTTCAATTGTATTTATATTAAATATATTAGACCAAGTAGTATTTAATCCAACATTATAACACATAGCAATTTGTTTATATTCATTTAAACAAACATTTCTTAAATATATAAATTTATTATTATCTATATTTTCTATATTTTTAGTATAATATGTTTTATTCATTGGTATCATATCCATATCAGTTATCATTATACCATTTTCATATTGGTTTAATATACAAGGATATAATAATCTAATATATTGTGATATAAATGCTGTTGAAATAGTAGGTATTGGATTAAACAAAATAATATTATTTTTAAATTCTTCAAATTTAGTTGGTATAATATCATTAATAAGAATTATTTTAATATCTACATTTGGATATAATTTTGTCCATGATTTAATAAATATAGGAATAAAATCTATATATAATTCATTTGTATTACAAGCAGTTAAAATACAATCTAATTTCATATTAATTTATATTGATTTAAAAATAATTATTCTTTATTATTATAGTTATATTTTTAAATTATTTAAAATAAATTTATAATTATTTTAAAAATGAGTAATTATTGGGATATAAATTTTACACCTTTAGACATTTAAAACGCCGATTTTAAACAGCAAATTAAATATTTAAGATTTGGTTTTGAAACCAGTAAAAACAACTTATATGTCAGTTTTTAAACATCCATTATTACTAATGACGATGATACTGACAAACTAGGGTATATATAAATACTTATATTATTTACAAAATGCTGGCGGTCTTGTTTTATTATTAAATAAGTATGAATTTACTATATTTAACATATTAGCACAACTATTTTGGTCTCTATTTAAGTATTTACGATATCGAAACGTTGATTCATTAGAGTTTTCAAAACACTCAACATTACAATATTCACATTGTAGTAATCTAAATTTAGAATTACCATTTATTTTTTTATTATCTATATCATGATGACAATTACAACATTTCTTACTGGTGTTGTATTCATAAACTAATACAGTATTAAATTTTTTTGCTATTAATCTTTTTAATCCTATACCCATTGTAGATGCTAGACCTTTAATAGTATTTTTATTAGACCAATCACCAATACATATTAAGGTATCATCTTTATTACCATAAGTATCTTTAATATTATTTAAATATTTATCTTCACTTTTTTGTCTATAAGTTTTAGTTCTCCAGTTTAATTTACGATATAATTCATTTTTATAAAATTCTTTAGTTATTTTATTTGCTTCATATTTTGCTTTTATAAATTCTTTAAATTTACTATATACATTAGTTTTACAACAATATTTACTTAATAGTGTTTCAGCCTCAATAATTTCTGGCTTATCAAATTTATTAGATAGTTTTATTTTTCTATTACGCTTACATAATGTCTCAGTATCTCTTTGCATACAACTATATTTAACAATATTTCTATCCTTATCCATCATATACAATAGGTATTTCTTTCCTGGGTCAGCAGTTATTATTTTTTTACTTTTCATTAGTTCTATTTGTTCGTCACTTAAATCTTCAATATAGGGTAAGTCATTACCTGGAAAATCATGACTCTTAATAAATTTATCCTTAAAATTATTATGCTTAAATAGTAAGGAACATCCAATACCATCTGTTTGTAATGTATAGTTAAATTCATAATCTTTCTGTTTAAATATAGATTTATTCATTCTAAAATACTTATCCCATATTAAATTTTTAAATTCTGTTAATTTACTTAACATATAACCTTTATCACCTCTTTCACTAGATAAATTAATAAGTGTAGCAGTATCTATAGTTATATATTTAGGAATACAAGAATTACGTAATGATAAAGGTTGAAATAATTTTATTACTTTACTATTTAAATCATAGATTTGTGTATTATATTTATCTTTAATATCTTGTTTTTTTGCTCTTAATACTTTACCTTGTAATAATTCAATTTGTTTTTCAATAGAATTATTATGTTTTTCAAATTCATTATTTATATAAAGTGTATATTTTAAGTATTTGAAAGGATTTACTTGACAATCATAAGCAATAGAATTTAGAAATTCAGCAGATAATAAATTCTCTTTATGACTTTCAAACCAAGGTATCATTATAATAGGTATTTTATCATATTTATTAAGTAATATACTTTTCTTAGTTTCATAGAGTTGTTCTTTCTTTACAGTTTTATATTCTGTATCATCTGTAATATTTCCATTATAATTATTATCATAATATATACCACCTAATTTACTTACAAATTTAGCAATTCTTTTACTATAATGTTCTTTAATATTATTTGATAAACATGTAGATATACTAATACATAAATAAGGTAATACGTAATTTAATCCTGTTAAACAATATTTAGTATGGTTGTAAATAGGTTGAAATTCCTCAACATAAAATTTATTAAGTTCTTCTACAAATTCAGTATTTTGAGATTTAACACCTCTATTATCTCTTGTGCCTAATGTCATAATACAATAACTAATAAATTTCTTATCCATAGTTGGTAATTCTTGTTTATCTTTATATTTTTTAAGATTATATAATCTTATAAATTGATAGACATCAATAACAATATCATTACATTTTAAAACTAAATCATTAATTATCTTCTGTATTTCTGGTGTTTTAATAATTGATTTCAAAGATGTTTTAATGGTTTTATAAGGTTGTATTTGTTTATTAAAATTAATACCTTTATTTGGTTGTGTATTTATATCTTTTTTCTTTTTTTTCATTTCTGAAAAAGTTGAAATATAAAAATATTTTACTTCTTATATTTAGTAAATATATTTATTTTTAAATTAATTTTTTTTGTAATTAATTATTTAATATTTAAAAATATATTTATTATAAATATTAAATAATTATAATTATAATAATAATTTATAATGGATGAAAATAAAATAAAACATTGTGAAAAATGTAATAAGACATTTACTAGTAATGCTCATTATTTAATACATTGTGAAACGGAATTACATAAAACAGGTAAAAGGAAAACAAGAACTGATATAAAAGAAGAATTTAAATGTGATATATGTAATTTATATACTACTAAACAACCAACAAATATAAAATTACATATATTAAATAATCATAGTAGTATAGAAGAAAAAAAAATAGGATTTAAATATTATTGTGAAACTTGTGATTATGGTATTATGAATGAAATTAAATATAAAATACATTTAGATACAAGTAAACATAAAATAAAAATATCAAAAAGAACAATTTTATAATTTCAAATCGGCGTTTTAAATGTCTAAAGGTGTAAAAACATATAAATATTTTAAATAGTAAAATTATATTTGAAATTGGTGCTCTGTATGGAGATGAAAAATTATAATTATCAAATATATTTGCACACACCAATTATTAATTTCTAATCTTTTTTAATAATTCTTTAATTATATTATTGTCTCTAGTTTGTATTCGTATAATTTAAATTATTTTAAAGTTTAACTAATTTAAACCATATTAAAATTTAAAAAATATTAAATTGTAATGGATAAAGTAAGTGTTATTATACCAACATATAATAGATTTAGTTTTTTATTAAATACTATTAAATCAATAAAAGAACAAACATATAAAAATATAGAAATTATAGTTATAAATGATTGTTCCATACAAAAAGAATATAATGAATATGATTGGAAGCTAAATAATATTATAATTATACATTTAAAAGAAAATAGTAAAAAAAAATTTGGTTTTGCTTGTGCTGGATTTGTTAGGAATAAAGGTATTGAAATAGCAACAGGTAAATATATTGCTTTTTGTGATGATGATGATATATGGTTTTCAAACAAAATAGATATACAAATTAAAGCAATGAAAGACACTGGTTGTAAATTATCATCAACAGATGGCTTAATAGGTCATGGTGTTTATAATAGTACTTTAAAATATAAAAAATATAATGCTGAACACCATTATAAAACTTTACAAAATATTTACAAACGTAAAGGCAGTAATTTATTAGATAATGGTTTCCCTGATATTTGGAACTTAAATTTTTTAAAGATACATAATTGTATAATATGTAGTAGTGTTGTAGTAGAAAAAGAACTATTAAATAAAATTAATAATATAAAGTGTATAAAAATTGGAGAAGATTACGATTGTTGGTTAAGAGTATTAGAACACACAAATTGCGTTTATGTTAAAGATATATGTTTTTATTATGATGATAAACACGGAGATGGGCAAAATTATTAAATTATTTAATAATGCTATTGTTTTAATACTATATGTAAAGAATTACACTAATTTGTTAGATAATATCTATTATAATAAATTATATGTAAAAATATATTTTTAGAAATAATTATGAACGTAAGCGAGTAGCCCAAAATGGATACTTCTTTGATAGTGCAGAATTAAAATTACCATTATGACCTCCAAACCATGTTTCATCATCTAAAATTAAATCTCCATTCATATGTTTATAAAGTAAAGACATAATAGATTGATCGTGTCTATGTTTTTCATTATTTTGTGTATATATATCCGTATGTAATTTTGGGTCGTCATTTAATATATCTAAACAATTATTAATAAATTTTATACTAAACTCAGTTTTTCTAAATAACATTATTCCATTTAATATTTGAAAACTTTCCAAATAATCATTCATAATTTTATCACTAATATTAAATTTATCTTTAAAATAGTTTATTGTTTTTTTATTTGTAAAATTTTTTTCTTGATGTGTTAATTGAAATCTTAATAATCCAGATTTACTAGTTATAATCATATTAATATAGTCATTAAAACGTTGTTTTGATTCTGGTGTAATATTTATATGACATCCCGCATCTATATATACTAATATATCATTATCGTTAATTTTTTCTAACATTTTAGATATTATATAAGGTTTCCAAATCCAATATCCACCACCTCTTTGTGACATAGTCCATACTTCTTTATATTTGTCTTTAAAATCATTATCTATATCATCTTCAGTAAAACACTTAAACTCATTAAATAAACCACATTCATTACCTAATTTAACAATATTTTTATATCTATTATTAAAATGACGAGACGTATAACTAATACCATATATTTTAGACATAGTGTTTAAATAATATTATTTTTAATATTAACTAATAAAATTTATGTTTAATATTAACTAATAAAATTTATATTAAAAATAATTTATATTAAATATTTAATTTTATTTTTATATTATTAATTAATGTATTATAATAATTACTAATAATATCAGGAGCAGTATCTGTAAATACATTACCTTCTAAATAATAATTAGGATTTTCTATAGCATTTTTTATATTCTCTTTTAATTTAATAGGATTATCTATATCACAATAACAATATTTATTTTCATTTATTAATCCTTTTTCAGGTAAATCAATCGCCCAATAGAAAGGTATTGTTCCACCTTCAAATGCTTGAATTATTTTTTCAGTAAAATAACCTTCAAAAGTAGAATTTTCAGGACAAATATTATAAACAGATTTAGAAATATAATTTATTTTATCTTCTGTAGTATTACCAATAGCATTAGTATTTTTTTTTAAATTACTTGGACACATTATAATTCCATAGTTATTATTTACAATTTCATTATATATTTTAGTTCTTTGACCTCCTCTATCATGACGTGCTATCAATGTTGTAAATACTGTTTTATATTCTTTTTTTATATTTTTTTTATACTTATTTTCAATATAATCAATTATATTATGTTCTGGTTTATAATTATAAAATTTATAATACATTAACCATAATGGAAAACGGATTTGTTTTTTTTCTAAATTAGTATATTTAAATCCAACTACTAAATCAAAAGTATCTAATAATAATTTTTCATTATTATATGGCGAATATCTATCTAAATTTTCACCGTAATAAAAAATCTTACATTTTGCTTTACTATTTTGTACTATATTAATGCCCCCAAACACACTTGCGATAAGGATATCAGGATTATTATTATAATTTACAATTTGAACATTATCTATATTTTTATTAATAAATTGTGTAAAATAATTATCATTTGTAGAATCTTTCCAAAAATTTACATAAGATACTGTTATCATTTTTATAATTTATAATTAAAAAATATAATTTAAATTTAATAATTTTAATATTATATTTTTATATTATTAAAATTATTATAAAAAATAAAATTATTATAAAAAAATAAATTATATACTTACTTTTATAATTTCAACATTTTCATTTATAGTTTCTCTAGATATAATTTTATATTCTAATGTATTTAATCCTGAACTCATTATATGTTTATATTGT